TTGGCGTCCTGACCGTCCGACCCTTCAAAGGATGCCAGGGCAGATGCAAAGGACGTAGCAAGGCCGGTGATAAGGTTCTTAGCTGCGGCTTCTTCGCCGGTGAAAATCTGGCCTTCCATATCGGCACGACTAGCCATCGAGCGCTTACGCAGCACGACTTGCTTGAACTGTTCATGCATAGCGTCGATACGGGCCTGCTCTTCGGCACGCATCTCATCGGTATAACCTTCGCCAGCCACATTTGCGGCCTTGTATTTTCCGGCACGGAAGATTTCCATCTTCAGGCCAATCTGCTCGTAGTAAGCCGCGTAGGACTCATCGACCATAATCACGCCAATGGAACCGACGTAGGCGCTGTTACTAGCCACGACCTGATCGGCTTGGCTGAATGCATACACAGCACCAGAGGCCATCATGTCTTTGGTGTAAGCCATGGTAGGGAGCGGGATGCCTGCCACCTTGTCGGCGAGTTCAGGAGTGCCTAGCACCGTACCACCAGGAGAAGAGACGTTAAAAGCGATACGCTGCACAGCCGGGTTAGCCAGCATATCGTCAATCTGGTTAGTAATGTCTTCCATGTCTACGCCCCCGGTCATGCGCTCAAACTTGGAAAGGCCAAGACCCATGGCCCCCTTCACTGTGATTACGCCAGTGCCGGACTGAGTAACGTAGGGCTTCTCAACGGGGTTGAAAAACATATCTAGTACGCCATCAATCACGCCGTACTTCTCGGCGTACTTCATGTGATTGGCCGCCTTGATGGGGTCAATTAGCATCGGCTCTTGGCCGGACAAACCTGAGATTAAGCACTTCATGGATTAGAGGGTTCGGTGGGAGGAGGGAGGTCGAGGTTGTCTGCGACGTCAGAGGGCATCTGGGCCGAAGCCTGACCCTGCTGCAGCCAGTTAAACGCGGACTGGTAAAGCATCCAGAGAGGCAGGCTACGGTCCTTGGCTTTCTGCACTAGCTTCTCCATCTCGACGGCACGCTGCTCTAGGACTTCATCGTAGGTCATACCCTTCTTACCGAGGATAGCCTGGGCAGTCGTTAGACCCATCTGCAGATCAGCGCGGTCTTGCGATGCTTCACGGCCAGCGTCCACCGTGATATCGCGGGGAGTAATCCATGACTTGCGATTGAAGTCAGGGTCGTCGGGAATCTTACCCTTAGCGATGCCGTCGGCGATGACGTAATCATACACGCGGTCGAGGCTATCGATGAGAATGGATTGCCATTTATTGGCCCATCGTGACACGCGCCCGGCGACCAGTCTTACTGAACTGCCGCCAAGGACGCCAGGGGTCACCTGGTACTCATACGGCAAGAGTCGGACGATGTCGCGCTCGATGGCGGTCATCATGCCAATCCAAGCAGGGCTGGGGCGGGTCTGACTTAGCTGGGATAAATCCTCATTGGTATCTACCACCAGCATCTTACCGCCCATTTGGCTGGCAAGTTTCTCGCAAGAGTTAGCGTCGCCAGAGAATCGAGCAGCAGGATCATCCTGCAAAACGCCACCCTGCTTTTTCAGGATTAAAGTATGGTCCGCTGAGTCGCGGGCCGCTCGGACCTCTAGGGAAAAGACCTCCAGGTGATCCTGCACGCTCAGGAGGCTGGACTGTAGCACTGGATAACCGCGCACTGCGGATGGGCGTTCAAACTCCATGACTTGGAGCATGGCTGAGGAAGGCACGTAGCGATCCTTCGTCTGGTCATCGGTGTAAACATTCCATCCTACAATTTCTCCGAACGTGCCTAGGTACGCACCGTCTACGTTCCTATCATTAAACTCAGTACGGGGAGACCCAACGCGATGGGCTTCCAGAATCTGGATAGCCGGGACCCCTGTCTTCGGGTCGTTAGTCATAATGCCCCAGCTGTCACCGTCGATGATGGCCCCGGACATCCACATGGTCTGCAGCTGGCCGAGGTTGTAGCGCCGGGTGAGGTCGCAACGCACAGACCAATCACGGAAATACTTATCGTAGGCCACCGCAGTCTGCGGGTTCTTAGCCAGGGACTGAGCCACAAGGCCATCACCGACAGAAATCAAAACGGCCTCATCTACGCATTGCTTGTAGATTGGGCTATTACGCATAGCCCAGCGGGACCTAGCCATCATGGCAGTCCGGGTCGCAGAGGTAACTTCCTTGCGCTGGTCGTTCACCCCACCAAGGAACAGCATACGCCGAGCGCCGGAGGGCGTCGTGCTTGCGAACTGCGAGTAAGTCGCAGAGGGTTGCTTCTTAGCCGCCTTGGCTTTTGAGGTAGGTTTCTTGGGAGGCATTAGCGGTCAACTCGGTAATCCCAGTTAATCTGCACAGAGGTATGAGCACCACCATAGCGCTTACTGTCGATACGGGATAAAGCATAGTTGATCTCTAGGATGCGCGTAGCCACTGGCATTCCTGCAGTCTTATTGACGCTGGTCCCAGAGTCAGAGTACGACGTGACAGCCAATCCGAGTTGGCTTAGGGCCTCCTGTTTGTATTGCAGCAGGACGTCTTCGGGTACGCCGACATAGATGCCGAGGGCCATATACTATTGCGGATTGGGTAAGGTTTGCGGTTCGTCTCTACCAATCAGGCCCCAGCGCGCCGCGATGAGCATCCCAAGTAGCTCACAGTCTAGGGCGTGGTTATGCTTAACCCCCTGACGCAGACGCCAGATAGGCTTCCCGGCTTCCTTAGTCCTGATCTCCGAATCGAGCTGGGCGATGTAGTCAGGCAAAGCATCACGGGCAAATGTGAACACCTTACGAGCGCGCGTGCCCCAGAATAAATCCTTGCCCGAGAGGTTCGACCAAACGACGAGCGTCGTGGGGTTGCGGACGCCAGGCACATGAATAGCCGTGGGTGTGTTGTAGAACCGACGCACCGCGTCACCGGCCTTCGTCTTAACGTTGAAGTACTCCTGGCCTGAACCCTTGGCGCACTGCCAGCCACGCGTAGCGCACTGCTTATAGACCTCTTGGGTCGAGTTACCGTCGCCCGAGTCTACCATGACGAGCTGCGGATGTACCCCATGCTTTGCCACTAGGGCATCGATGCCGCTCCAATCCGTCAGGCCATCCGTGCTCATTACCTTGCCGAACCAGACTAGGCGGCTATGCCCGGTACGCGCCCACTGCCTGAGCACAACCCACAGATGGTCCCCCTGACAGTCTATGGCCGCCGTCAGGAACTTAACAGACCCATCAGGCGCATCGGCCTTGTCCACGATCTGGCCGCGAGGCCCGATGTAGGCCACCGCTTCCCACGGGTCTGCCATCGCGTAGTCCGAGGACTCCGTCGAGACCACCATGCTTCCCGTTCCGTCATCACTCCAGGGCTGGGCTAGGTACTGGGTCTTAAACAGTTTACGAGGCGTGATGTCGCCCATCTCGGCCACCTGCTTTGCCTTGATGGTATCCACGGCCAGAGACCCCCAGCTCGTACTAGCCAGTGCGTTGACGTGTAGGCCGACGTACCCGGCCTTCTCGGCGTGGCCTGTAGCCACAAACCCAGCGCCGCGCTCGACCTCGTTACACGTTGTCCGCACCTCGTCGTTGTCCTCAAGCCGCGTCTTACACTTCGAGCACTCGTAGGTCGTGCCGTTCTGCACAGCCTCAAGGTCCCAACCGTCGATGCCTTTAGCACCTTCCGGAAACCTGATGTAGTCCCATAGCCACGGCTGCCGGTGGCGGCACGTTTCGACCGGGCAGACGAACATCCACTGACGCTGGTCGGTCATCAGGTAGAACTTCCAGAACTCGGCCCCTTGTCCTTCGATGTCTCCCGGCTGGCTTTCGTACACCGCCTTACTAGCGAACGCCGCCGCCTTCAGTCGGCTCATGCTCATGGCGATTGCCCCGTTCGGCCATTGCCATATCTCCGAGCCGAGGACGTAGCGGACGTGCAGGCTTTGCAGGTGTTTCTCGGTTGAGGCCGAGCGGTTGTGAATCAGGCATCCATCCGCAAACCGTAGCGTGCCTGACTTGTCGTTATCGTCGGCGCTCATCTGCGAACGAATGTCTGCAACCTGCTCGAACAGGGGCCGAAGCTCATTCAACGTAAACCCCTTAGCCTTGTCTTGCGAGTCAAGGTAGATTGCCATGGACGCCCGGCGGTTCGCCATCAGGTAAGTCGCAATCAGCTTGAGCGTCAGCGTCTTCCCGCAGCCGATGGCCCAGGGCATGAACATTCGGCTCGTCGTAGGCTGGTTGAATATCCGCACGGCCTCACCGATCCACGGCCAGCGCTTAGGGTTGTACCCACCGTCGAACACACCAGCAGGAATCTTCTTAACGTTCTCCTTGAGATACGCGACCGGGTCGCTCAGGGCTGACGGCCTCACGACCGCTAGTCCTTCCTGAAACAGTTCCTCGGCGTTCATGCCTTCGGCTCCTCAAACACTCCGGCTACTCGGGCAACCTTCTCGCGTGCGTCTCTCGCCCAATCGGTCAGGACGCCGATGGACTTAATCGGGTCCTTCGGGTTGCAGTTCTCCCCGCACTCTGAGCCGAGCGCGTCTAGTCGCTCGACGATTAGGCCAGCCAGACGGAGCATCGCTTCGCGCGCTTCGACCGCAGGAATCTGCTCCCGGGCAAACACTGATCGGCGCTCCTGCTCTTCGCGTAAGGCGATGGCCTGCTTGAGCGACTGGTTATAAGTTACCTGGGCGTATCGAGCCTCGGCATCCCCGGACCTAAGCAGCCGCTCGTACTTCTCACGCGAAAGCACGACTAGGCTTTCATGCTTCGCAATCGTCTCGGCGAAGTTCGCGTCGGGGATTCCCTCCACGTCTAACTCGGGCCGCTCTTTTTTCGGTCGCCCTGGTTTACGCGCCGAACCAGCCGGTTCAGAATCGGCCATTTTTTGCTCGTTTTCAAAATCCATGTTTAAAAAAACGACGGGGTGGCAAGCCA